TGGACGAGTACGACGCATCTGATGCACCATATCTCGAAGAGTTTATCAAAACTGTCCCAGTCTACGAAAAAAACACAAACGTTGAGATAACACTCAAATCATCACACCCTGCTCCAGCTACGCTTAGATCGTTGTCTTGGGAAGGGGATTACTCACCCAAATATTACAAACGTGTATAACATACAACTTACAGAAACAGAACTCAGATACTTCTATTGGAGAATGAAAACCAACAGATGGTATGAAAGATACGTCCAGAAAGGTATGAAACAAATGCCTTGGGAACCTTGGATGGCAGATACAATAGAAAAGCTAGAACCGATATATAAAAATTTATGAGTAAATATATTCACCCAATCACAGTAAAGGCTGCCATGGAGGTGGCCTCTAATCTACGTCCAGAAGACCGCAGAGAAGTCGAAGAGGGACATGGGCTAGATCCTATGATCTACCTC